GTATCTTACCCTCCAAGAGCTTCGGCAGAGGGAATATCAAGGCATCTATGAGAACGTGGACGGCGTGCTGGATTCAGTCATCACCAAGTTCGATGACAACACGGAGAGCGCCACGAATCGAGTGGGGCTGACGCTGAGCAACCCTGAACAAGTCTATGAGATATTCGAGTTCTATGTGTTTGAAGACGTAGACGACGACGGGGTGCATGAGGATATCAAACTATGGGTTGAGTTGAAAAGCGGGACCGTGCTACGCGAGGAGTTCAACTCCCTCGGGATGCGCGATGTCGTGCGGGTGCCGTTCAAAGAACTACCCGGGCAGCTTTACGGCATGGGCGTGGGTTGGATGTGCGAGCATGAGCAGGAAGCCGTTGACGCCCTCTTCAACATGGCCGTGAACTCAACGCATTTGAGTTCGTTGCAAATGCTCACGACACGGAGAACGTCAACGCTTGCGCCGCATGGGGAGTTTTACCCACTCAAACAAATCGTTGTAGACGAACCGGGCGACGTGGGGGTGATCACCTTCCCGAACACGGCGTCACCAAACCTGAGCTTGATTCAGTTCTTGCGGGAATTGTATGACAGACTCGTGGGCGCGAACAACGCCATGACGGGCAGCCCGGACAGGTTCGCGGGCACGCGGGGTACCGCAAGTGGATATATGTTTCAAGCGCAGCAAGGGTCAAGGTTGTTTAACGCGGCCGTTGATAATGTGGAAAACGCCTACGGCGAGATTGGAATGCTCTTGTTTTTCCAAATGCTCGCGCACATCGACGAGGTGGATTTCAGCATACTGGCGCCGGAGAAAGCGGCCATCGTGGAAGCGACGTTGCGGTCGCTGAGCATCGAGAACGTTCACCTCAATTTCGCGTTCACGATCAAGAGCGTGGAGTTGGAGCAAACGGAGGAAGCAAAGCGCCAACGGTTGCTTACCTTGGTGCAGCTTTACACCCTCTACGGGCAGAAGATGTTGGGCTTGGTGCAGGGGGAACTGGGACTGGCGATGCAGGCGGGCGACAAGCAGACGGCCGCCACAATGCTTCAGAAATATGTTGAGTTCTCGAATCAGTTCATCGTGGGTTCCACCAAGCTCATGGATGAGGTGTTCAAGGAGATGTCCACGGATAGGGTAGGAATGCTACCATACGTTAAAGACCTCGAAATGCTATTGGCTGCATTAAAAGCCATGAAAGACCAAACGATGGGAGGATCAAATGGATTACAACAAGGTGGCGGAGCGTTACCCGCTGGTCCCGCGGGAGGACCTGGAGGCTTTGGGCAGGGTATGGGAGGACCCGCCGACGCAGGCGGCTCTCAAGCGCCTGTTGCAGAGCTTCCGGCACCCGGCGGTGGAGGTATGCAGTAAGACGATACCGGATTTCTTCAGTGTGAATCCGAAGCAACCGCCCGGGGTGCTCACGGTGACGTTCGCACAGGGCAAGATCAACGCGCTTGACACCGTGTGGGCGTTCCTTGAGGACATGTTCACGGAGCCGAAGGAGGTGGAAGATGGAACAGAGCAGAAGACTGAATAACGACGCCCCTTGGCGCCGGATGCACTTGCAGTGGTTCGCTGAGGAAGCGCCCGAGAGCGACGACGCGGCCAACGCGCTTACGTTCGAGGAAGACCCCGACGCGGTGGATGTGGTGGTTGGAGGGGCGCCGGAACCGACGGCTCCCGAAGCTGATCCAGAGTTCGGAGGGAAAACGAAGGAAGAGCTAATCGAGATCGTCCGCGCCGCGAGGAGCGGGGCCGGGAGGGACGCTACCGCGGTGGCGTTGACTGCGGGCCTTGAGAAGCTCACCAACCAGATGGCGCGGCCCACCTATGTGCCGGCGCCGCAGGCACCAGAGCGCGACCCGGATGAGGTCATACGCGAGAGCATTCTGGAAAAACCCGTGGAAGCGTTGAATCTGTATTTTGCGAAGAAGGTACAGCCGGATTTGCAGAGGATCATGGGGGGGAATCTCAACACGTCGAAGAAGTTCGCCAAACTTGACCCGGAGACAGCGTGGGTGTTGAAAGACTACGAACACGAGGTGGAAGAAGAAGTCGGGCGGATGGACCCCATGGCGCGGTTGAACAACCCCGATGTGTACGCGGAGGCGTGCAACAGGGTGAAGATCAAGCACGTGGACGCCATTATCGAGAGACAGGTGGCGGAACGGTTGCAGAAGGTCGCGGAAACAAAGCCAAAGACATCTCCCACGGGGACGTATTCGGAGGTGGGGAGCGGGCGGCCCGCGCCCACACGAAAGACCATTCGCATCACGGAGGAGCAGGAGTTCGACGAGAAACAGCAAGCGAACGCCTACGGGATCGAGTGGGAAAACTGGATAAAAACGACATCGTTTCAGAAGAAATATGGAGGTAGCAAATGAGCGATAAGACAACCGTGGTGCCGGAACAGGTGACGAAGGCGTTAGAACGTATGGAAAAAGATACACTGTCTAAAAAAGTAGACATTTCCCTTGACACAGTGGTCGAGGATGTGCTACAGTATGACCAGGATGAGAAGGAATTGATCTTTGACACAAATCCTGGGAGGTTCAAGGAACTTCCCGAGGATGTCATCAGGAAGCTGGGCAAGGCGAACAGGGATGCGTATTTTGCGGCGTTCTACATCGCTAAGACGGCTTCCAAGCAAGAAGACTTCAGGCCGACGCCCGGGCTATCAATTACTCCAAACTATGCGTCGGCAACGGAACAGATCAACGTGATCCTGCCGGAAGTCTTCAAGAAGAAATACCACACCTGTTGGAAGAGACCGGACCAACTCCCAGGGGCGGAACGAAATGGGTATTTCGTGGTGCGAGGGTCTCACGGTGTTGAGTCCTTCCATTACGACAGAACCCGGGACTGCCACGTGATTGGCAGTGCCGGCCATGTGGAACAGATCCTCATGGCGTGCCCAATCGAGACCTATCAGAAGATCCTGAAAGCGGTGGAGGAGAAGAGCGCCTTGCAGAGCGGAAAGATAAGCACAGACGCAAAGCAAGAGCTTAAAGACCTCGGAGGAAAGCCGTTTGAGGGGGAATACGATGGACTCGGTTTTACGGAGACAAGGAAAGGTTAAGCTATGGCAAACACAGACAACCCCAACGGGTTTAGGTGGTACGGCAGTTTAACTGGCGCCCCGCCTACCATTCGCAAGATCGTGCTGGC